GTAGTGGAAAGTCAAAGGTCAAGTATTTCTTTTCTGATCCCAGTGTAATTACTGCTCCTCCAGAAAAAGATATTGAACTCCCAACTATTGATGTTGAGTTCACTTTGACTGAAGAAGTTCTTTCATCTCTTCTTCGTGCTGCAAGTGTCTATCAACTCCCTGACCTCTCTTTGGTTGGTGAAGGTGGTGATATGAACCTTGTGGTTCGTACTAAGAACAATGATACTTCCAACAACTTCTCTGTGAAAGTTGGTGAGACTGAGAACGAGTTTTGTTTCAACTTCAAGGTAGAGAATCTCAAGATCCTCCCTGGAGTGTATACTGTACAAGTATCTACTGCTAACATTTCTCAGTTTACCCATGACAAGTGGAACCTGTCTTATTTGATTGCACTGGAACCTGATTCTACTTTTAATTGATTATGAGTGATTTTATTTGGGTCGAAAAATATCGTCCCAACAAAATTGAAGATTGTATTCTACCAGACGGTATCAAAAAAACTCTGAGTAGTTTTGTTGAGAAGGGAGAAGTTCCAAATCTTCTCCTTGCTGGACCTCCTGGTATTGGAAAAACCACAGTTGCGAAAGCTCTGTGTAACGAACTTGGTGTTGACTTTTACGTTATTAATGGATCCGATGAAGGAAGATTTCTGGACACAGTACGAAACCAAGCCAAGAATTTTGCTACGACCGTCTCACTACAAAACAATGGTAAACCAAAAGTCATTATCATTGACGAGGCTGATAACACAACCAATGATGTACAACTCCTCCTACGGGCTAACATTGAGGCGTATCATAACAACTGCAGATTCATCTTCACCTGCAACTACAAAAACAAAATCATTGAACCTCTCCATTCCCGATGTGCAGTCATCGACTTCGCAATCAATGGAAAGGACAAGATGTCGATTGCTGGATCCTTCTTTCAGCGTATCAGGACTATTCTTGAGGAAGAAGGTGTTGAGTATGATCAAAAAGTTGTCGCAGAAGTAATCAAGAAATATTTTCCTGACTGGAGACGTGTTCTCAATGAGTTGCAAAGATATTCTTCGATCGGAAAGATTGACACTGGAATTCTAACTTCAGTATCTGAAGTCAATCTGAAAGATCTTGTTGCTAATATGAAAGACAAAGATTTTGGTAAAGTTCGTAAGTGGGTTGTGGAAAACCTTGACAACGATCAGAGTGCAGTGTATCGTAAAGTATATGAATCGATGTACACTTCTCTTGAACCTGCGTCTATTCCACAAGCTGTTTTGATTTTTGCTAAATATCAATATCAATCTGCATTTGCTGTTGATCCAGAAATCAACACTCTTGCATGTATGACCGAACTAATGTGTGATTGTAAATTCAAATGACTGTAAAACTTATTCGTATGTCTTCTGGTGAAGACGTTGTTGCCACTATCGTTAACGAAACTGATAGTGTGATGGAATTGGAAGATGCTATTGTAGCAATTCCTACTGGTGAGGGTCAAATTGGTTTTGCTCCATGGTCTCCTCTTGTATCTAAAACGGACAAGACTTTGCCTGTAAACAAAAACTTTGTGGTCTATGTTGCAGAGGTTGCAGAAGACATCGTAACCCAGTATAATCAGATGTTCAGTAAAATTGTAACTCCTTCCAACAAACTGGTATATAAATGATCCTTTCTCCAGAAGATACTCTATACGCATACGGTAAGATCAATGAAGCTTACGGTTCTATCAACCGTATCGATGATTTCTTTCGTATGAAAAAACTTGAACGTATCAAAGAGATTCCTCCGACTCTTTTTGGAATGTCTCATGAAGATGATCTGTTTCAGGATTTCTCTATGCATCCTGAAGACATGAACTTTCGTATTGTTCAACCAGATCACAGCACGTTCAATACTCTTCTGGAAATGACTGCTTCTTTTACCTACGAGGAAGCGCCAGGTAAGGAGATGAAATTGATGATCCAGGAGACGACCACAGGGACCGCTGTGGGGTTCATCAAACTAGGTTCCCCTATCATCAACTCCAAACCCCGTAACGAGTACCTTGGAGGAACGCCTGACCTCACCATCTTCAACAAACGTGCGATCATGGGATTCATCATTGTTCCCACTCAACCGTTTGGATTCAACTATCTTGGTGGTAAACTTCTGTCATTGATTTGTTGTAGTCACGAAGTTCGTGAGATGCTAAATAAGAAGTACGACACAGAAATGTGTTTATTTGAAACAACTTCTCTCTACGGCAACATCAAAGGTACAAGTCAATATGATGGTCTGAAACCATATCTTCGATATCGTGGTGATACAGAATCTAAGTTTCTTTTGACTCTTCCAGATTTTATCTACCATGATTTGAACAAGTGGTTTACTGAAAGGAACGATGGTCCTTTGATTCACAAAGGTGCTTCAAGTCGTAAACTTAAGATTCAGACCAAGATGATTTCGATCATCAAAAATTCTTTGAAAGAATATTATCCAGACTTGCATACTGAGTTTGTGTCATTCATCAAATCAAAACAAGATGTCACAACTCAGAAACGTTTTTACATGTCTGATTATGGATATGAAAATGTGAAAGATGTTTTGCTCGGTAAGACTGAAACTCTT